ATGATTAATAATGTCTGTTAAAATGTCTTTCATTGATTACTCCTGATTAATGTATACATTATATAATAATTTTTAAATTTTGTCAAGGTATAGGATCCATTGTTATAGATTTAACATAGCCAAGACTTGGAACTACTTTTATTCCTGCAGGCAATTCTCCTGGCTTTTTTATAATTGCCCAACTAATTCTATATTGATAACAATCATCATTAACAAGATCTAAACCATTCTTGTTTGCTAAACCTTCTAGAAGTTCTTTAGTCATGTAGCAATAATTATCATTTTCGAATTGCTCGGCAATTTTGGATTTTAAACAATCAGCATAACTTAAAAACATTATGCCACCTGGTAATAGTAAATCATAAATGCTTGCGAAATACTTGTCTATGACATCATAAGGCAAGTGTTCAAAATAACTCCAACTAAACACAAATGAAAATGTTTCTTGTGGTAATTGTTTAAAGTCGGCATTTTCATACTGATATACTCTAATTCTACGTTTATATACATCGTGGAATTGAGAGTTTATCTCATTGACCACATCTAGATCTTTACTAGCAATAAAAAATGGATCCATGCCAGTCATATGCTTGGTCCAGATTTTAGATCTAGGGGTTATTTCTAGGCCTGGATATTGATAGTTAATATACTTCTTAATGTTATCTAGAATAATTGTTTGTAATTCTTCATCCCACTCGTCATTGTCTATAGGCTTCAAACCCATATACTTTTTTACTTCGTAAGTGTTATAACTGCGAGACAAGTTTTTAGGTTGCACATTATTATAAAATTCTTCTTGTAATTTTTTATTGCCTTCTTTTAATACATCTTCAAGTTGGACAATGTGATTTTCAAAGTTTTCTACAATAGAGTTGTCAACTTCAACTTTACTTTTTTCTATAGTTTTTTTGATACTACTATAGTTTTCTCTAATATTATTAGTATTAATACTATCAAATAGTGCTCTTTCGTCGATATATTTTTTTAGATTCATAATTCAAATAAATCATCAAATGTGCTTCTAGAAGTACCTTGTCGTAAGTCCCAATTAAGAACATTTAATAGATTTCCTATTTTTTTATCAATAATAGTTTCTTCCATTGCTATATGATCAAATGGAAGTTCCTTAAACCACTGCGGCAAACGTTGCTCGTCAATTGGATATGCAACACTAGTCATGCTTAAAGGATTATTTTTAAGTTTGCAAACAATTGTCTTTTGCCCGTCCATAATCTGCATACTGTATTTGTCGCTATTCATATTACGCAACGTATTCCAATTCATCGCGGCTCTAACGTGTCCAGGCATGTTTGCTTTGCCTTGGCGTTCTTCTTTTTTAGTATACATGGTAAGATTATTTACTCGTTTTGGAGTGCCTTTTTCCCATCCAGGTTTGTCAGAAAAGTCATATTTAAATGCTTTAATCTTTTCTATCACTTCTTCTTCTTTTGCTCCGGTCAACACATCAAGCAATAATATATTTAGAAAATCTTGCATAAACACTGGCGTATCTGATCTCTTGAGATCCATACCCATTGCTTTTACTTTACCTGGGCCGTCTTGGTCTGTGCGTTTGCCTTCTAAATCATATATAAGTGCCGCATATCTCTTTTTAGTAATAAACAATCCACTGCTTGCAACAATTTCTCTACCACACTTGATAATTTCACCAAGTTCTTTATTGCAGTTAAAACTTTGTGACATAAATGCCGGGAAACTGTTATTAACTTCATCCGCCACTTTGTCATATAATTCAATTATTGATTCCTTATCCCACGGAATAGCACCTGAATCAATATCCTCTTTAAGAATATGATAAGCGGAAAAATAACACGAGTCTGTATCACCATATATAATGGACTTGCCTTGATGTTCATAATCACCTGTGATAATTTTGTTAATATAACTTGCCATATGTTTAGTAATAGTTCTGCCCGTAAGAGTAGTGCTTTGTCCTAAACGCATATCAAAGAAACGGCAATACGGATTAAGCAATGCACCATATAAACTATTTAGATTAATCTTTTTAACAAGTTGCCTTTTATCCCAGAACGCAATCTCTTCTGGTGTCTTTGCTTCACGCAATTTGCCCTGCATAACTTTACGCTCTGCATACCATTTTTCAAGCAATCCAGGAATAATGCCTTTCTTATCGTTTCTAAACAACGTTCCATTGGCACTAAGTATGATTTTATGATCACTGTTAAACACCATCTTATGTATATCGATAGCGTTTTTAACTTCTTCATTGCCATTTTCCCAATCAATAGTAATCTCAGTATTTCTGTCACGTTTCATTACTGCTTCATATTCCAATGAGCCAAACAATCCTTCCCAACTATCTGAATGAGATTTGCCTGAAGAAATAATGTTATTGATATGATTGTGCGTCATAGTAGGACGCAATTGTCCAATAATAGTTTCTGGACCCATATTAAGTGCTCGCAATGCAGACGGATACAGTGAATTAATATCCACTGAGCCTATCCAATGATGCAATCCTTTCTGTGGTGTCGCAACATACGCACCTGCCGCCGTAGCAGATTTTTCATTATTTCGGTCTGGCTTATTAGGAACAATAAGACCCTGGGCATGTGCTTCATTAATAATGGCTTGCTCTGTAAGTGCTACTGCTCCCATTGTTGTGGGAATAAGCACAGTATTTTCATGTGCCAATACGTTAGCAAGATCAATAAACTTTAGTTTCTCGTCCATACGCACAATAAGCATAACGTCTTGCCTATTATATTCAATAAACTTCTCAAAGTCTGTATTGTAAAGTTGGTCTAATGTACCTTCATATGGAACTTTTTTATCGCTTAACTCATATTCCGACACAGTGTCTAATGAATAAGAATGCATCTCATGATATGTATATTTGCGATATAATTCTAAATAATCTAAATGTATTCTACCAAGTAAATGGAATCCTTCTTGCCGTGCTCCAAACTTTTCATACTCATACTTTTTAGGAAACTGATTCCATAAACAAAAACGCCGTGTGTCGTCTCTGCTCATTACTTTTGTAGTTCTATTAATCAGATATGGTAAATCATATCCTTCACTATTCCAGCCAGTAATAATATCAGAGTCTTGTATGAGATCAAGAAACGTTTCTATTAATTTCTTCTCATCTTTGTAATCAAATATAAATGTATTATCAAAGTTTTTCGCAATGCTTTTGCCGATTGCTTCAGACATACCTTTAGGACGCAATGCAAGTGTTATTAACTGTTTCATTTGCGACAAATAAACAGTAATAGCAGTAATAGGTGCTGTTGGATCACCAGGCTCACTAAAGCCTTTTTCTGGATCGAAGTCTGCCTCAATATCTACATAGCAAACATTTAGATTAGGAGATTCTGCACCTAAATAGTTTTCAGAAAGACATCTAAATACAGGATTAACATCACTTTCATAAACAGTATTGCTACGGTTTATTTTTAGTTCTCTGTTGAACTCTTTTTTACTTTTGGAATAAAATCTACTTACGGGCCGGCCGTGTATAGTTTGATGTTTGCCCCTAGGGTCGTCAAAATAAAAAACATATTCAACAGGAAACTGCTTAAACGTTCTTTTTCCGTCAACTCGTTCAGCGACGTGAATTTTGTCTTGTTCTTTATCTAAATAGGCGTCAACATACATATATATATTATAGCAAAAAAGTTATAAATTTACAAGTTTTTTAACTTATCTTCTACTAATTGTTTTGCAATTTCAATGGTTGGTTTATTAGTTTCTTGACTCAATTTTAATACATCATAAACTTTTTTGCCAATATGTTCTAATTTAGGTTTTATTAGCGGATGGCTCCACTCTAAACTCAAATCAGTAGTGACATCATGTGATATGTCATAAGAAGAGCCTACATACAAAACACCGCCAGAGTTTGCCAAATAGTCGGGAACATAAAGAATTTCGTTATCCATTAATTCCTGTGCAACGTCCCTGTTTTCTAATTGATTGTTGGCTCCACCACAAATAATTTTTGCTCGACATATTTTTGCAAACTCAGAATTTATCATGCCTCCTGTTGCACACGGAATATAGACATCTATAGGCAATTGATTTAGTTCTTCAATATCTTGACACCATTGTATTCTTACTTTAGATGATGGTTGAACAAAACCAGAGTCGTGCATTATTTTAGATTCAGACTGTACTAATTCTTTTGTTTGTAGATATTTGTCTTTGTCTACGTCAGTAGTATAGATAGTAAGTTTTGGAAAAGCTCTCGCCAAAAAATTTATTAGTCGACTACCTACCTTTCCTAGTCCAATAACACCAACTGCTTTAAGATCAAGATTAATATCATAATAATTATTATCTTGAGCAGGTATATTTGAATATACAGCATATGCTCCCCGAATAGCATTATATACTCCATATGCTGTAGCCCATCCTGAGTCTTGCCCGCTGTAACCTAAAACAAACTCAGTATGTTTACGCAATTCAATCAGGTCTTCTTGAGTTGTGCCGACATCGCCAGCGGTATAATATATTCCGTTTAATTTGTTTAATGCTTCTGCAAAAGACTTCCATAGATCCGGAGATTTACCATTACGAGCAGATCTAGCCATTATTGTTGTTTTAGCGCCGCCATTATGCAATCCTGCTATAGCGTTTTTATAGGTCATATGCTTTGAAAGACGTAATGCATCTATGCGTTGTGCATCAAAATCAATATAATTGTGATAGCGACAGCCACCAATGGCTGGGCCTAGATCTATATTATGTATAGATATACAAGCATCTAATCCAGTTGTCTCGTCCGTGGCGCGAACAACTCGTTCATACCCAGCAACAGATAAATCTTTAAGAACCAACATATTGTAATCCTCTTAAAACTATTTATAATAGATTACAATGTTTTGCCGACTGATTCTAGAATACCTTCAAGTTCACCAATATCAGCAAGTTGATCTTGCCAGTCTGATTTATATGCAGTACGAATTGCTTTGTTTAACACAGAAGGTTTAACATTCATTTCTTCAGCAATTGCTTTGACTGTGTCTCTAAGTCCTTCCTTGAGATCATCTACTTCTTGCAATACTCGAGTACCTTCATTAACTAATTGTGTTAGTCGTGCTTTTTCTTCTGGTGTGTAGGATCCGCCTGCCATTTTATGCCTCCGCCTTTTTAGATGTTTTCTTTTTAGTTGTCTTTTTTGCTACCTTCTTGGTAGGTTTTTCTTTTGCTGGTTTGGTTGCCTTTAATATACTCGCTAGTGACTTTTCAAGTTCGTCGAGTCTGACATGTACCCGTTCCATTTCTCTTTTTAAATTCATTGATTTTCTCCTTTGTCGTTGTTTATTTTGAGTGTGCGCCCGGCGTTATCTATGATAATTCCTTTTATTAATTCAAGATGAACTCCTTCACCAGAGAATTTTCCTATCTCTTTAGTACTATCAGTATAAAGTCGTGTTCCATGCATGAATTTTCCGTTTCTAAACTCTCCATCAAGTAATGTTCCATTAGGAAGAGTCATTCTTCCAGGGCCTTCAATAGCATCGTCGGAAAATTCTCCTTCGTAAACGGTACCATCTGAATATTCATATATATGAAAACCATTACGCAATTCTGGTGGTCTAGATTCATATTTGTTCGAAAAATCGCCATCAGTCCAAAGGGATATTGTCTCGTCAGATTCGATAACAAAAATCCATTCTTTATTTCCGCCCACGCTGGATGACATTACAATACTATCAAAGTTTCCATTAATAACATCAGATATATCTGCAGATGCCGCACTTGCGATCTGATCAGTATCCCAAGTATTACCAACTATTACTCGCGAGTCATACATATGTAGTTCTTTAACTACTAATTCTCTATCATGTGGGCAAGAAATACTTACAAATGTTCTAGTAGAATTCGAAAAATTTAATCCTTTATAACATAATGTTTCTTCGGTATCTTGTAAAACGCCGTGATCAATTATTTCACCATTAATCTTTACTCTATACCAAGTATTAGATTCTGGCTGTTGCTGTAATTTAATTTTTAACATTATATTTCTAAAGTCGCTTCGTAAACTACTTCATCAGAAGTTTTAAAAGGAATATGCACATTATCCATTATAATAGAATGCAATTGTACATCTGCTAATGCAGTTTTTATATTCTCTATTACTAATTTGTATTTTCCGGGTGCTAAAGTCAAAGATATCACTTCATCTAAATATAACCCGTTTTGTTTTTTGGGAGAAACTGCTCGTTCGCTAATGAGCAAATCATCTAACCATATACGTATAACAGGCGGTTTAAAATCCCATTCGCTATCTAGATAGAAGTGTATTTTCTTAACGTCTGACATACATATATTATATAGTTAGAATTGTTTTTTGTCAAGGTTTATTTGGCAAGTAATGCAGGTGTGGCAATTTTCGAGATCCACTCATCTCTGTCCATGTCATGACTTAACGGTGTTCCTAAATCTGCCAAGTCTATAGCATCTACAATGCGATCTGCATTAATATTCCAGGCGCTTTTTAATGCTCTGCCTTTTAATGTTGCTCGCATAATAGGATCTTGTGCTGGGTCTTCGTCCCATATTGGATTGTCTGGGTCTATAGTAAGTCTTACAATTGAGATCGGTGCATCGTGGTCAAAACGCATCTTGCTTGCCCAGTTAATAGCATCTTCTGGATTGTCAAATGCAAATACACCAGCGTCTTCGTTATAACGTGAACCGCCTGGTCCTTTTACCCAGTTACTTGGATGAAACTGTTCTAGCCCTTTCTTTTTAATGTTGTCAACATTCTTTGTGAAAGTAACGTGAAATAGCACATCAGGTAAATCGTCTAATCCTTCATATACGTCTTGAATATATTTTTTATAGGATAGGCCGTCAGGAGTATAACCAATCTTATACTTCTTTCCTCGGTGTTTCGTTTGGCCGCTCTTTCTAGTTTTAAGTAAAGCACTGCCCACTTTGCTGGCAAAATCACTAACTTTCATATTATGTATTTATATTAATAAAGGTAACAGTAAACAGATAACCTAATGTCACCTGCTTTCAATGTGTTTGGAACACCGTGCAAATGTGGATTTATATGATTATCTGTCATGATATATCCAGTATTCTCAATAAATGGAAACTCATGTACAATACTATTAGGTGGTTGTACTCCTTCATAATAATAATGCTGTTCATCATCTTTAAGAACAATTTCATTGTTGTCATAGAATACTGTACCCATATTGGGGCAGTTAGAAAGATATAATTGCATAACGTTTTTAACACCAGGATTATCGAAGTGTGCAGTACAATCAAATCCTTCCGTATCTAGCCAAAAAGATGTATGTATGGTTTTTAGTTCTTTTCCTATAACACTTCCTATCTCATTTAAATTAGAAGTGAGTAGATGGTTTATATCAAGCAATGTTGGTACATCGTTATATAATAGTTTTCTTCTGGGCCAGTCTTCTTGCCATTCTTGTCTTGTAAAAGGTATACTATATAAATCTGTGCTACGTATTTCTTTTATTAATTGTAAAGGAAGGATATTTTTAATAGAAAAAAGGTTTTGCCTAATTTGGTCAATAATCAAAGTTTAAATCTCTTGTATAAAAATATTTATATTCAAAATACTATTGACTTATTTTACCCTAGCATATATAATATATGTTATGAGAATTGAAACAGACGTTAAATTAGATTTTAAAGATGTCCTTATTCGTCCTAAGCGTTCAACGCTAGGATCCCGCAAAGAAGTAAGTTTAAATAGAAAATTTGTATTTAGAAATAGTGGTTGGAAGTTTGGCAGTATTCCAATCATGGCGGCTAACATGGATGGTGTTGGCACGTTTACTATGGCTACCAAACTTACAAAGTTAAACTTGTTTACATGCCTTGTAAAGACTTATAGTGCAAAGGAACTTATAGAGTATTTTAAAGACGCACAGAACTATAAAAGATTAAACTCTGTAGCAATGAGCATAGGCATTGCTGATACAGATTTGGAAAAATGGCGTGAAGTTAAAAATGCCACTGATGTGCGTTATGTCTGTATTGATGTCGCAAATGGATATTCGGAACGCTTTAGTGAGTTTGTAAAGAAATTTAGAGATGAATATCCAACAGTAACAATTATTGCCGGCAACGTAGTGACCGGAGAAATGACAGAGGAGTTAATATTAAATGGAGCGGATATTATTAAAGTTGGAATTGGTCCTGGTAGCGTATGTACTACTCGCCTCCAGACTGGGGTTGGCTACCCTCAGCTTAGTTCTATTATTGAATGTGCAGACGCGGCT